TTACATCCACATAATTTGCTGCCCTGACGGCAACGGGTGCGGCCTTACGGCGTGGACTTCTCCCGGCTTCACGATGTATCGCTGTACCGACTCATAAGTGATGAACGTGGCGCTGCAATTCACGTTCTGGCACTGGTGATAACGCTCTTTTGTCGTGTCAGTGATATAGCGACTTGTACGCGCATGTGCGGCATGCTGGCATAAAGGACAATGAAACATCGCGAGCACCTCTTCCGGTTTTGTTGATGGTGCCATTTTAGTTAATTTATCCTTATAAAACAAACAGATAAAATAAAAACATCACCCATCATCTTCTGTTTCGTACTCCACATCAGAAAGCCTGACCTCAAGCTCTAAGGACGTCGTGAAGCCGCTATTATTCAGAAAATGTGTCACCTTAGTGATTGTCCAGTCCTGCTCGTCTATGACGCGCTTAAAGCCTGATACTTTGACCGGCGTTTCCGTGTAAATATCTGCCCGACCGGTAGCCAGGCTGATGGAGAACTCCGCAACGCCCCGTTGCAGTTTATCCCACTTCGCCTGAGCGGCGCGCATGGCCTGCGCTTTTGTGGCATATACCGTAGTCAGGGCAAAAACATTGTCAGCCTCACCAGCCATGTATTCACCTTCGCGCGCTTCCGGTACTTTTGGCGCTTTCTTCTGCGTGACTGGTTTCGCTTTCGGGTGCTCCAGTGCGCGCAGGTGTTTCTCTTTCTTTTTGCGTTTCAGTTTTACCTTCTGCTTTTGCGGCTTCGGGTCTTTGGTGTGTAACCACTTTGCCGTTACGCCTGTGTAGGCTCCACGGTCAGCAATCGCAAAATGATGACGGTCGCCGTCGCTGCGGGTGATGGTAATCTGCGGGATTTTTTTACCGCTGGCCGTCACCCCCTGCCCCGCTTTGAGAAACAGCAGTTTTCCCATTTTTACCGACACCTCACCGCCGTTGCGTTCAGCAAGGCGGGTCAGGAATTTCGCATCGGACTCCTGCGACTGGTCGATGTGCGGGATTTTAATTCCGGCCAGTGACGGAGCGACACTGGCTTCCAGCCTGTTACGGGAGGCTATCGCCTCAACAATCGCACCGAGCGTGGTGTCATGCCAGGAGCCTTCACGGCGGGAATTGAGCGTCCCGCGAAAATCTGCACTCCGGGCGCGGATGGTGACCACATCCGGCGCGCCCCGGTGTTCAACCTCATCAACGGTGAATTTCCCTTTGCATACCAGGGCAAAACCTTTCCAGCCGATATACACCGTCAGGACAGCGCCACGAACCGGTAGCCCGACCTGCCCGTCGGCATCGTTCAGTTCAATATCAAGCTGGTCAGCCTCAAAGCCCCGGTTATCCGTCAGGGTCATGCTCATCAGACGGTCGCTGATATTGCCGGTAATATCCCTGCTGTCGAGCATCAGCATGTAATCCGGTGTCAGCGTACTGCCTGCATCAAATGTCAGCGCATCCAGCATTATCCCGCCCCCGTCATACCCGTGAATCTGGTCGTCATACTGCCAGCCTTACCGATGAGCGATTCCGCCTGTTTACCGATATCGCCATAAAGCGCGGTCAGTGATTCATCAACGCGGGTGAGCGACAGCGTAAAATCAATTTTCCGGGGTGTGCCGTCTGCAAAGAAAATACTCCCTGTTTCACTCACCCTGCTGATGACATACATGCCGTAAATCATGCCGGTGCCATCCAGCAACGGCCACGCCCGGCCTTCCTCTGCCATCAGCCTGAGCGTGGTCATCGTCAGCTTGCCGCCGGTCAGTTCGGGATAAAGCACACCGGCCAGCGTCATGTTTTCCTCACCCACACCGAGAAACTGGTAGGCATCCCGTTTACCGATACGGGAATTTGACGGCCAGCGATAATCCGATTCACGCTGCATGGTCTGGTGTGGCAGTGTCTGGCGCATAAAAACAAACATACCTAACGCGAGCATCATTTTTCGTCACCTCCTTAACCGTCATGCATCATGCTGGCACGGGCGCGCGCACGTTTATCCCGCTCGTATTTTTCGAGCGCATCCTGTAACTGGCGGTCAAGCTGTGTTCCCGGCGCAGTACCGCCCGTCAGGCTGATGTGATATTCGTTTTTACTCTGGTCCACATAAGAGCGGCCAGCCGGTGCCGTAACCGGCTGATAAGCCTGATAGCCTGCATAAGAGCTGGTCGCCGGAATATAACCACCGGTGCCATACGTGGCGGCTTGAGTTCTGGCGGCGGTCTGGTCAAGTGTGTCTGACTCTTTGTTGATAACACCGAGTTTTTCCAGTACCCAGTCAATGCCACTGCGCAGTTTGTTGAACGCATTAAGCGGCAGCATCAGCGCGTCAGCCAGTGCCTGCCCGAACATGACGCCCGTGTCACGGCAACGGTTCAGGGTGTCCTGGGTGGCTTTGACCGGGGCAATCAGGTTTTTAAACCACTGCCACGCGGCCTGTAACTTTTCACCCAGCCAGTCAAACACCGGCTTCAGTGGCGTGAACAGTTCCCCCACCGGCGCAAATGCCGCTTTCAGCCCTTCAACCACACCGCCAAAGAATGCGCTGACAGGCTCCCAGTATTTACGGATAAGCAACGCCCCGGCGACAATGGCGGCCACCACGGCCACAACCGGCCAGCTAATCGCCCCGATGGCCGTCATAACAGCACTGCTAACCGTCGTGAAGATTGCCCCCATTGCGCCTGCTGCCGCGATAATGGCATTGATGCCAGTGATAACCGGCCAGGCTACAAGGCCAATGGCACCGATGATGCCAGTAAGCGCCAGTGCGCCACCGGCAATGAGGCCGATGGTTGACGCCAGTGATTTATTTTTCTGTATCCAGCCGTCAAGTTTTAACACATACTTTGTGGCCGTCTGCGTGAGCTTACGCAGCGCGCCTTCCTGCTGGTCAAACAGGTCAGTCCCCACCGCCTCATAAGCGGACTGAAACTCCTTAAAGTCACCGCCGAGGTTGTCCTGCATGATATTTACCAGCTCGGCGGTCTTCCCGTCTGAGGCTTTAAACGCAGCGGTCAGTTTGTCCAGCTTTCCGGTTGACGCGGCAGTCATCAGCACAGCGGCGGCTGAGCTGGCCTCCTCCCCGAAAATGGTTTTCATGTATTCGGCCTGCTGGGCAGTACCGAGCCGGTTTTTCTCAAAACTGGCCTGCATTTCTTTCAGAATGGTAAATACTGGTCGGGTGTTTCCCTTGCTGTCTGAGGTTTTCACACCAAGCTCTTTCAGTGCATCCCACGCTTTTCCCGTCGGTGCCTGCAGGCGGCTTAACACGGCACGGCTTCCCGTCCCCGCCATTGAGCCTGTGATTTTTGCATCATGCAGCGCCCCGACCATTGCGGCGGTTTCTTCAATGCTGACACCGGCATTTTTTGCCACAGGTGCGGCATAGGTCAGCGCATCGCTCATGCCGTCAAAATTGGCGGCGGTTTTGTTCATCGTCATGGAGAGAACATCCCCGATATGAGCGACCTTATCGTTTGAAAGCTGAAAGGCAGATTTCATCCCCATCAGCAGGGCGGCGTTTTCTTCCATCGTGCGGCGGTTCGCCAGCGCCATGTTCAGCGTGACCGGCGTTGCCGCCTGAATGGCATCAACATCCCCACCGGCTTTCGCAATAATAATCTGCGCACCGGCTGCATCATCTGCCGAGGCGGCGGTATTGTCGCCGAGCTGGCGCGCCTGTTTGCGTAATGCGGCCATTTCGGCGGAGTCTTTTGCCACACCGAGCACAGCCTGCAATTCTGAGTTTTTCTGCGCAAACTCATAACCGGGCATCAGCAGCTTAACACCGGCCATCGTTCCCGCAGCAGCAATCCCCACACCGGCAGCGCCCACTGAGGCCATATTTCCGGCCAGTTCCTTTCCGGCCTGATAACGCTGTTTTACTGCGTTAAGTTTTGCCTGTTGTGCACTGACACGCGCCAGTGCGTCGCGCTGACGGTTAAGCTGTGCGGTGGTTTCACTGATACGGTTTTTCAGCCCCTGCTCATCATGTGCAAGATTGCGGGTATTAATTCCCACAGCGGCCAGTTCCCGCTGCTGGCGTTTAACGGAATCCGTCAGGCGGTTATATTTCGCCTGTAAGTCCTCCGCCGCTCGCTTTGCGGATTCCAACACTTTCGCCTGAGCACGGGTCGGTCGTTCGGTATTTTTAAACTGTGTGGCAAGGGCTTCGGCCTCCTGCCGTGCCTTTTCAAGTGCATGACCAGTCACGGCGAGCTGTGCACTGGTCTTGCGGAATCCCTCAATACGGGATGCGTGACCGTTCAGCTCGCGCAGTGATTTTTGTGTTTCCCGGATATCCCCCGACAGCGACTTACTCGCTGTGCGGATGGATTTAAACGGGCGGGATGCCTGGTCAACAGCCCTGAGCAATACCTGTAATTTTACATTGTTACTCATTCGTGTTTCCGCTTCGCCGGAGCGCCTTTTCGCGCCATGTGATGAGTTCGGTCAGGCTCATGGGGTACAGTTCTGATGGCGGCCAGTGAAATATCACAGCCACATCCGCCATCAGGTCATCGACCGACAGATTTTTCGGAAACGTCACTGCACCGAGTTCGGCGACAAAAAACCGACCACCTTACCGGCCAGCGCCACAAGGTCAGGCAGTTCCAGCGCGGCGACCTCCTGCTCGGTCAGCATCGGTGCTGTCATGCGCGGCAGCACCTTAATCAGTGCATCGACTTCGGAGTTCGCGACCGCTGCCAGACTGACACCGCGCAGCGTCCCGGCATTGGGTTTCATCAGCGTGACCTGTTCGATAACCTGCTCACCACGCTTGACCGGATTGTCCAGGGTAATCACATTTTCTTTGTTCATGGTTTTCTCACTTCTGAATCGGGGTTAACCGGTCAGCCTGGCTGACCGGATGAAAATCACAGGCCGATATTGCGGCGGTGTTGCTCCAGCCGGTCGACGCCGTTCACCTTCTCAATCATGTTAATGGTGTCGATTTCGACCAGCTCCTTACCGTCCATCGTCAGCCGGAAATAGGTGCAGACCACGGAGATTTTCGACTCGGTGTCTTCTCCCTGTTTACCCTCGCCGGTGTCGATTTCTTTCTGACGGCCACGCATGACCACCTCGACGGCCACCGTTTCGCCGGTATCGTCGCGCTGGTAAGAGCCAGCAAAACGAATCGGTACGGCATCCACACCGGTTGCGGCGTAAAGCTCCCAGATAACCGAATCCGGGAAGCCCCCGAGCGACCACTCCATTGACAGCGCATCGTCATCAAGGCCGAGGTCTACCGGTGCGCTGCCGTTCATCCCCGCACCGCGATAGTTTTCGAGCTTACGGGTCAGTTTTGGCAGCGTGACGGACTTTGCAACGCCCTGATAGCTGTAGCCGTTCAGAAAGACGTTCATTAACTTGAGTTTGCGCGGCATTGCCATCGGTCAGGCTCCTTAATTGCTGTTAACCGAGGTGACCAGATTTGCCAGGTATTTATCGGTAATACGCTGGCGCAGGGTCAGGTTTTCGAGAGGAGGCACCGGTGTATAGTCGTAGTCGATATACAGTTTTCCGGCCTTGAGGGTTTCCGCATCGTTGGATTCTTCGCTGAACCAGCATGAGCCATCCACGATATAGCCGTTTGTTTTCAGCTCACGGAATTTGGCATTGATGCCGTCAACGATGTCGCGAATCAGCGTTGCGGTGATGGGCTTGTCCACCGCCCACATGTGCGCCTCAGCCATCGTATCGGCCAGCACCTGCGCGGTGCGGGTGTAGTTTTCAAAGAGGAACAGCGGGTCATCAGAGCAGGTACGGTTACCCCAGAAGCGGAAACCGTCGCGGCGAATCAGCGTTGTGACACCTGACTCATTCAACAGGTCAGCATCGGTGCCGGACTCCTGCAAATCCCAGAATACAGAGGCACTGATGCCGGTAACACCGTTTACCCCGACGTTGGACAGCGTTTTATGCCAGCCCTGCTCCTGGTCGATTTTAGCGCGCAGACCCAGCGCACGGGCGGTGGCATACGCGGTGGCGGTGGTACTGGTGACCGTATCCCATGCGAGGAAATCCGGCCAGATAACCATCAGTTCACGCTGGCTGAAATTCTGGCGGTAGGCTTTCACCTCGGAAATGGTTTTACAGCCCCATGCGCTGATATACCCGAAAGCGCGCAGCTTCTGACAGACTGATGCCAGTGCAACAGCCACCTCTTTGGTGTCCAGTCCCGGCACGCCGAGAATACGCGGTTTAACACCAGTTACCGACTCCGCCGCCAGCAGGGCTTTCAGTCCGGTGTACTGACCGTTTTCGTCGGTGGTGCCGATGATATTGGAAACGGTCTGCGCGAGTTTCGTTTCCTCGTCGTCGCCGGTGCCGTCTTCCACACGCACAACAACGGTGACCGGTTTTGACTGGTCGGCGATGGCCTGCAACGATGCCGCCAGCGTGCCTTTTTTACCGGCCTTTGCAATTGCACTCTGCACATTGGTAATCAGCACCGGTTTATTGAGGGGGAAGGTTTCCGCATCCGCATCGCTGGCCGTGCAGACCATGCCGACAATGGCAGTGGATACGGTGGAAATGACGCGGGTGCCGTCGTTAATCTCCAGCACCTGCACGCCGTGATGATAGTCACTCATCCGTTTAACTCCGTGGTTAATGGGTGAGTGGTATTTTGTGTTGTGCAGAGCATGAGACGCTATTTGACCTGGCTGGTCAGTGGATGAAACAACAGATAAAGAAAAGGCGGACAATCCGCCCGCCTGTCATGATTTGTACTCACTTATTTCCCGACTGACAATTTACATAGCCAAAACGCTATCAAATCTGACAGTCTGCTTTGAGCGAGAAGCGGACTTTAGAGCTCATCATATATAACTACGATAACCAACATACTGGAATAAGTGTAGTTTACATCCTGTCTTTACTGCCCAAAATTATTCTTATTGTTCTAGCTAATTATTTAGTGGTGAATAAATATCTTGTTAACATGTACTAACTCAGCACAAGACTCCACTGAGTTAGTATATTTTTATACTCCCCTGCGAATTTAGCAGGGAAGTATATTACAAATTAATTTATAGTGGTTATATTAATCTATGATTCACCATTTACCCTTTTATTCTCAGAGCAATATAACCATTCAGAAACATTAATTATAGCCTCCGGATGCGAGTGTGTTGAGTGTATTAATATACCATCATTCTGTGGAGCAAATTTAATAACTTTATGATCTCCAGCTGGAGTTTCAGATGATGCAATAAAAACTTCCGGGCAAAATATTAATCGCAAATCTCCATAAGCTATGGCCTTAGCTACAGCCAACCAAAATGAAAAAATCGCAACTGGTATTGCTGCAATAAGTAAAACATGAGGAACATCCTTTGATGGTTTCAACCTTTGCCAAATGTGAGAAATAGAAGTTAATACAAAGCTTACTAATAATACTATAATCCATGATTTTTCTTCAGGATAGAAGAACCATATTAATACACTCATGGAAATATAAAATAGGTAGCTTAAAACTGCTGACCAATGTGTTAGCTTTTTATGACTTACTTGAGCTTTTTTTAGCTGGGAAAGAATTGCAAAACATCCTTCGTGAAGTGAACTTACAAATCTTAGGCCTGAATCGGCTTCATCACCAATTGCGTGATAAATTTCAACATTCCTAAAATCAACCGCTTCACAGTGCTCGCCACTCTCAACTTCCTGCAAAAATTCTTTTTTATATTTTTTGGAGATTATAATTTCTGCAAATATTGAAACAAAAAAAATTACTGCTGCATAATTAATATTATATAGATTCAAAGGTACAAAAAATACTGCAAGTAACAATTGAATGGCCAAAGTTCCGCTAATATCAATAAGATTAATTAAAGCACCTGACGTTCTTTTTATCCTACGTCGAAAGATGAACGGTGGTGACAAAAGACATACGCCTTGAATTTTTTTTGCAATATCACTTCGTAAATAAGACATTTCTCTTACAATAGCTGCCCCATGGCTATGTGCAATAATATAATTGTATTTTGCAGGAGAGTTATCAATATGCATTCCTAATTGATATGCCGCTTGTTTACGAGAGGATGCAGAGTTTTTGCCATCCCATTTAAATCGAGATATACCAATATTGGGATTCCTTGAGTTAATTGATTTGCACATTTTTGACTCAGGTTGTGTCCAAGATGCATTCGTCTCGAATGTTCCATGAACAAGGTGAACAATAACATCTTCTGATTCAGCATTAGCAATATCATTCACGGTTGTTGTTTTAGTCGAGTGGAATATAAAACGCCATGCCGTTGAAATCCCTTTTTGCCAGACAACATAATGGACGAGTGCAACGATTAGTATTATTGCGACTGGAATAGTTACAAGGCCTATGGAAATAGTTTTAATTATATACTGAAGAACTCCTTTATTATGGGTGAAAAAATAATATGCTACAGAGGAAATAAAGAGCACTAGCATAGCCAACATTATCCCAGACAAGCCAAATAATATAATATATTTAATAAAATCGTGATTTCCCATTGAATTGCCTTCTATTTGGATAATCGATTATTTAACCTTTCGATTTTGTGGTTTCAACTTGAGGTTCAAACAAGAACATTGCTCGCTAGCAGTTATGAGTGAATCACTGTTAAGCGATCGTGATTTCAGCTATAGATGATCTGAACTACATGAATGCTGACTCACTAGCCTATTTTACATAATTGTGTGGATGTCTGCTATTGGCACATAGCGGACTGTCAGATTAGGCTTTACTCTGTGCTATAGATATGTAAGCTCACACCAGAGATCATACAACTTATTGCGGCATTTCCGGCCATTCGGGATTTGCAGGATCCACACGACTGACCAGAACGCTGTAGCGTTCCCATGCTTCCAGTCGGCTGCGTTCCTCATCCGTCGCCATATTCAGCCTGACAGCGCGTTCCAGCGGCAAAATCACGGATTCAGCTTCGGAAAGTAAAGCTGCCTTTTGTGATTCTGCCTGTTGCTCCTGTTCATCTGCCGTATAAATCCGCTTAATCACGGCACCATCCTTAAACATCCATTTACCTGAGTCATCAGCACGTCGGTTGGAGGTAATATCAGGAACCTCGACAACGCTGAAACCTTCAGGGTTAAGCGTTGAAGCATCTCTGGTGATGCCGACAATTATATTATTCTCGTCGTAAACAATCTTTATCGTGTCTTCCTGAAAATTACTTACTTCCTCATACCAGTTTTTTCCCTCTTCGGACCATAACCAGATAACATCAAAATTTTTTGTCAGTTGATATTGGGCAACAGTTTTTGGATTACCCGCAGTAATATTTTTTAAATGCTGCATAAATTACACCTGTGCGACGTTATACCATGTGCCATTGATGTATTTTTGTATTGGCCTGAATACTGCGGGGTCATCACCATCGACTTCACCGACAATACCAAGCCCGGTAATTACGTGCCCTGCTTTCTCATACATCACCCCTTTCTGCATGGTCTGGACAACACGTGTGCCAAGTCTGATATCTCTCACATAGCGGGAATCAAAGTTACCGTAATCCGAGGGATTAACACGCCCCGTAATATTTATGGTCTTATTACTTTGAATGCTTCCGGAAACAAAGCGCATAACATGGACGTTATTAGCATAAACATCCAGATTACCATCGCCATTTTGTTTAAATCCGGTGTCGTTATCACCAAGAACAATAGAGTTCCCACCCAACGCGTTATTCGTGCCAAGTGCCAGCCCGCCATCAATCCTGGCACCATTACCAACAGACACAACTCCTGTTCTTAAGTTGATGCCGAATGGCCTTAATGGCCCAATATCTCCATTTTCACCCTCATTTTCTCGTGTAGGAATGATATACAGGTTTTCTTCAGAACGGCGAAAAATAGCACCAAAAGATGAATTAAATATCCTCAGCGCATTGACTGTAGATATTTTTACTTCACTACTGAAAAGGGCTTTAACAAGAACATACAGAGCATCCCATTTAAGATTCATCAGGTCTTTTGTTGTGGTGCTCTGGCGACTTCTCCATTTGAAATATTCATTGCCGTTGTCACCTGTTTCAAACCACATATATGAATCAGTATCGCTGTCGGCATCATTTTTAAATCCAATCTTTGCCCAGTCAGTATTTCGAATCCAGGCAAGGATTGAGTCGTTTTCAAAAGTAAGCCCGCCGGACAAGGTATCGCCATTTTTTTGCACGGCGTTCCCGGCCCTGTTTACCGTTTCCTGTAAACCGAGATATTCGATAACGGCGGCAACGGTCGATTTAGCCAGAATATCCCGCCCGACTTTTGTCAGGGTCGCCAGGCTGGCAACATCATTCCCCGTAAAATACGGAAACCTGTCTGCCGCAGTAGCAAGCCCCGCCAGCGCCGTCAAAGTGGCATCTTTCGGTTGCTTACCCGCAAGCGCATTAGTCATGGTGGTAGCAAAATTCGGGTCATTGCCCAGCGCCGCCGCCAGCTCGTTCAGCGTATTCAGTGCGTCAGGCGACGAGTCTACAAGGGCGGCAATCGCGGCCATAACGAAAGCCGTGTTTGCGATCTGAGTATTATTCGTTCCCTGTCGCGCAGTTGGCGTCGTTGGCGTTCCGGTCAGTGCAGGGCTGTTTAATGGCGCTTTCTTGTTCGTTTCATCCATTACCGTCTTAACGGCTTTTGGTGTTGCGGCGAGCGTTTCAGACATGCTGTTGGTCGCACTACTTAGCTGGACAAGACCTTTTCGCGCTGTGGTAGCGTCCTGTGCGGTATATTTCCCGTTAGCAAGGTCATATGCGGCCTTAACCGCTTTCGGCGTTGCGGCCAGTGTTTCAGACGTGCTGTTGGTCGCATTGCTTAACTGAGTAAAACCTTTTGCGGTCAGCGAGGCGTCCGGGTGACGTCGTGACTGTTCATGCTCTGCAATTTTGTCATCAACGTAATCCTGCGTCGCCATCACCGTTGTGGTGTCAATGGTCAGCTCCACTGAGGCCACACTGCTGACGATGATGACCATGCGACAGGTCTGCGAACGCCCTGAGCCTTCGGCAAGAGCTGGCTTATAACTTTCGGCCATGTTCGCCACGGCAATTAACGTTCCCGCATCATCGTACAGGCCAAGCTCACGCATCCAGAAGCCGCCCACCTCCGGCGGAATAACCAGCTCTGCGATAATATAATTACTGTTTCGTTTGTCCTGGCTGATTTTGTTCAGCGCATGTCGCCAGACTTCGTGGATAAGCCCGGTCTGTCCGGCATCCGGGACAGGCAATTTACCACCGCCATCCCCGACGGCCATCGTGGTAATGTTGACCTTCCGCCCTCCCGGTGCGGTTGCCGCTGCCAGCTTTGCTGCACCGGCAGTGGTGATAACGGTTTTGAATTTTGTGCTCATTATTCCTCACTTATCCGGGGTAAACCGTAATTACATCGCCGTCGTAAGCCACACCACCGGCGAACAGGTAGCCGGGAATGTCCCGGGTAATGTTCAGGCCAATAAGATGACGGCTTGCAGGTTTGGCATCAGCAATAAGCCGTTCCATTTCCTGATACATTGCCTCTGTGATGCCACTTTCCAGTACACCAATATCAAGCCGGAAGGTGCCTGGCGGGTCACTGTTTTCCCACCACTCCGTCACGTTGATGAGATAGCCGAGCGGCTCCACCACACGCCGAATTGCGCCGATAGTGCCTTTATGACAGTGGATGAAATAGGCATCGCGGATAACGGCGCGTTTTGTCACTTCCGGCCACTTTTCATCCCACCTGTCGACTGAAAACGCCCACGCCAGCCACGGCAGCAGATTTGCCGGGCAGGTGTCCGGGTTCCACAGTTCACGAATACTGACCGGCGTTTTTTCAATTTCCGCACAGGCTTTCGCGGCAGCAATTTCAAGCGCTGATGAGCCGGTCGGCAGCAGTCGCGAATCACTCATCCGAGCCTCCGGTCACGACGCTGTATTCGGTGCAGAAAGACGCCTGCGTACTGTTGAGCACAATGTCGGCCAGTGGTGCGGCCAGCTCGACACGCTGCACGCCTTCCACATGCAAAGCGGCATAAATGGCAGACAGTCGGATGTCGCGCCCCAGCCGGTGCTGTGCCGTGATATACGCTTCCAGTTTTTTCACGGCGGCAGCGCGGATGGGTTCGCTTTCGGGACCAGGATAAAGGTAAAGCGTGGCGTTTATCTGGTATTCAACGATGGCGGCAGACTGCACGGTCACGCGGTCGGCCACCGGCCTGACGTCCTCGCCATTAAGGGCGTTACGCACCACAGCCAGCAGGTCTTCGGATGCGACACCGTTATTTTCACGTGACAGCACGGAGATGGTGACGCAGGCCGGAGACGGACTGGTGACAGAGATATCCGCGACACGCCCGTCAGCACTGCGGCCATGATACTGATAGGCACCCACCGACCCGGCGACGCTTAAACCTTCAAACGCCTGCTGAATACGCAGACGATAATCGGTGTCAGATTCCATCACTGCCGGTGTCGGCGGGATGGTCGAATCATCCGCCGGGGTGATAATCAGGCGCGTGGTGTTGTAATTGGCACCAATCACATCAAGGTCATTACCGGCGGCACAGGCCAGCATTACCGCCCGTGCGGCCTCATTCACACGCTGACGCCAGATAAGCTCACGATAAGCATTTTCCTCCAGCAGTTTGACGAGAGGCTCGGATTCCAGCGTCAGGGTACGGGCAACCGCCTCCTGCTGGTCTTCCGGGTAAAGGGAAATCAGTGTCGCCTTGCGTTCGGCAAGAATGGTTTCAAAGTCCAGCTCCTCGACCACATCCGGTACGGGTAGCTGGTTCAGGTCGATAATCGGCATGGTTTCAACTCACAGGGATGGTTAACGAAAGTGGCTGGCCGGTGTCGTTGTGCTGGCCGGTTAACGTGACCGTCATTCGCCCGTCAAAACTGCGCTCAGTGGTGACGGATGACAGGGTGACGCGGGGTTCCCATTTCAGCACCGCCATGTAACAGGCGACCTTAATCTGCAACTCAAGCGCCGGGGTCTGCGGCTGGTCAATCATTGACGCCAGCAATGAGCCGTAATCACGACGCATCACCCGTGAGCCGACCGGCGTGCGCAGGATATCGCCGATACTCTGGCTGATATGCTCAAGGTCAGTGACAGTCAGGCCATCACTGCGATTCATTCCAAGATAACGCGCTGTCATAGAGGACTCCCGGTTGTGCCGCCGCTGTCGCCGGGGTGTTTATGGGTATGCAGTACCTTACCGTTTGATGAGAGTTCACCGCCGGTGTGTTCAATGTTGCCGCGCATCGTCCCGCCCTTCTGCACTTCCAGCGTGCCGGTAATCAGCCTGTTGGTGCAGACCACCTCCGGTGTGTCCAGGGTGATGCGGGTTGATGCTTTCACCATGACCACCGGCACCGTGGCAGTAACAGAATCAGAAGCCGTCACGCTGGCCGTTTTAATTCCGCTTACCATGAGTGCACTGGTTTCGGGTTCATATTCAATCACCGCCCCGTCAGGGAAACGGATATGCAGGGCATCCGCCGACGCAGACGGCGCGGGGTTATCGCCGGAATAAATCCCCGGCAGAACGAACGCCGTGTCGAGTTCACCACCCACGGCCAGAATCAGCACCTGTTCCCCCACGGAAGGTGCCCACCATGTGCGCGAACGCCCGGCGCGATGGGTCAGCCACTGAAGCCAGTCGGTGCACATGCCGCCGGTCTGCACACGGCAGCGACCGGCATTAAGGTCGGTTTCGACGATAATGCCAGTGCGAATCATATTGCGTATAAAGCGAAGAATTTCATTGTATTGTGCATTCATTCGATAATAATGATTCTGTACAATCTCGAAGTAAATCACACCACGATTTCTGGTGCACAGAACAACAAGGGACAACAAAATCCATTATGAGTACTTACTTTTTCTCGTCAGAAACAATGAAAGAATTGTTCAAAGATTATCTGGTCTTTTTGAACACGCTGACTCCCAGCACAAACTTTGAATCAAACAGAAACAAAATAATTGCTCAAGCAATAAACTTCATTTCCGAAAACCCTGAAGATTGGGACAAAAAATCCCAGTACAACATTGCTATGATTGGCGACACCTTTAAAAGTTTCTTAAGAGAGAAGGGAGAAGATAACAACAGCATCAACCTTATATTCACTTGCTTTTTTAGATTTATCATTGAACCAAGCATTCTCTCTCCGGAAATAGAGTCTCACTTTTCACCACTAAGAACCATCAAGGATTTTGCTCTGTATAACTATAATGAATTCGATGAGCGGAGCAGAGCACAGATAGACTTTTCTCTTAGAGAACTGCCATTAGCAATGGTTAAAGAAGTTTTAAGCTCCAGCAATGTTGACACATATAAAAAATACATTGATAGTTTAAACGAAGGGCGTCAATTTTTCGAAAAGTGCGACTCCTTCTTAAAGGAGCAACATGCCAAAATAGAGTCAATTAAAGAGTCATTAAAAGGGTATGAGGTCGCATTTAATTTTGTTGGATTGTTTGAAGGCTTTAATTCACTTGGCAAAAAGAAAGAAAGTGAAATCATGCTATCAAGAATAATTCTTATCATCTTGGCTATAATCATTCCCTCCCCGCTGATATACTATGGAATGCATAAATTACCAGCTCTCGAAACGACAAATGCTGCCACATATTTTATGTCAGCACTACCTTTTGCATCAGTTACATTGATTTTCATGTATTACTTTAGAGTTGTACTGCTAAATCATATATCGTTACGAACTCAGATTATGCAAATAGAACTCAGAAAGAGCCTTTGTCAGTTCATTCAGAGTTATAGCGACTATTCCTCAGAGATAAGGAAAAACAATCCGGAAGCGCTTTCAAAATTCGAAGACGTAGTATTTTCAAACATCATGCTATCCGATGATAAGATACCATCTACATTTGATGGCATTGAGCAAATAGCATCGTTAATCAATTCATTAAAAAATGGAAAGTAATGATAAAAGGCCAATAACTGGCCTTTTATTTATTAACATTAAAATTCAAAATAAATTATGCTAATCAATTGATTTCTATCTTATATTCTCAGATGATTAAAGCTAACGATTCAGGTGAGCCAGGATAATCTCTTCAATCATCTGCACATCCTCACCGGTAAAGCCGAGCAGAGGACGCGCCGGATAATCAATTTTCTTACCGTCTTTCCGGGTTTCTTCCGACAGGCCGAACTGATGCACGCTGGCGATTTTCGGTGACTTCCCGCCGTAAAACTCCATTGATGCCTGTTCCGGGCTGGCGCGGATATGCAAAAAACGACTGGTGATAAGTTTCGCAAACATTTTTCGTTTAACACGACCAGTCTTTTTTCTGGCGCTCTGCTGCTGGCGTGGCGCGTAGGGTGTGCCGTCCGGGGCTTTCTGAGCCATCACCCGACGCTGCTGACTCTGCCGCAGACGTTTCGCCAGTTCGGCACTCAGTCGCCGACGCCCTGACGGTGACAGCGACTCAATCAGTCCGGTCAGCCGGTCTTCAAAACGCTTAAACTCATTCATCCCACTTGCTCACCAGTTCGCCATTGATATAAAGCTCCACCGGGCGGGTGACCGGCTCCGGCGGCGTGGGTTCCGGGATATTCTTCACATGCAGCGCGCCGTCCACCTCACTGACCAGCGTGCGCTCGGTCAGCATCAGGCTGATGCTGATATCAAAGCTGCTGTCATTGTTGATGTCTGCATAAAACGTGAAGCCCTTTTTCTGGCCTTCGTCGGTGGTCATGATGTCGGGCTGATTTTCCCGCAGCCATGCCAGCACCGGCACGATGAGCAGGTCAAAATCACCGGTAAAGTCGGTCACAATGACATTGAGCGTGTAACGCTTTTCGAATGACAACGACGCCGCCAGCGTGGAGGCAATACTCCCGTTATCCACGAATATCCGCAGCATATCGGGGTTAGTTTTCAGCACCGTGACGGCATCAGTCAGCGCCCTGCGCAGGCTGTCGGGTTTGAGCATCGTTTTCGTCCTGACAGTGTTTAATCATTTTTACCTGGCTGGCACAGCGTGCCAGCGCGCTCTCAAGCTGCCGGATATCGGCACTTAAATCGCCGTTCGTCTCCGGGTCACTGCCCGGCATCGGGCAAAGGCTCACTTTCGGGCAGGCGTTGTGGACAATCACTGGCGTCGGTGCAGGCGGGGCGCTGGTGCAACCGGCGCACAGCATCAGGCAGGTCAGCGCCGTACCAGCGGCGAAAATCTTCGTTTTCATTCAGTAACCTCGTGATGGTTTTCTCGCGCTGTGCTTCACGTTTCGCGGCGTTCTCCAGTTCCTGACGCAGTGCCACCTGCGCCAGCTCGTTTTTGTCTGCCCTGGTGAGTGCAACATGAAGCTGGTTTTTCAGCATGGTGATGGTCGTCTGCTGTTCACTGGCGACGTTGTTCGCCCTGTCCAGCGAAGCGCGCAGGCTGGCATTTTTGTGTTTCACCAGAAACAGACCGGCCACCGCCAGTGATAACAACACAACCAGCACAATCATCAGCTTTGACATGATTCCCGCCCCTCAAAACGCTGACGGCAGGCCGTACGTATCAGCCGGAAGAACACCGATGCCACGAGATAAATCAGCGCGGTAAAAATCCCCCCGGCAGCGACTAGCGCGATAAACGTCGCCACCATCACCACCAGAGCCGCCGCCCGTCTGCGCCACGGCACCGGCTGCAAAAACAGCGCCGTGACAATCTTCACGGCCAGCGATTCCGGCGGCAGCTCCCGCCCGTAGCGTTCCAGCACATACTCAGTGGCATACATGCCGACACCACCGGCAACCACACAGATAACCGTCGCCAGAATCGCCCAGGCAGCGACAAAACTGACGGCCACGCTCTGCGGGTAAATCAGGGACAGTGCAAGCATCAGCGCCAGCGACACGTTCAGCATCAGTGAAAGGGATAATTTCTTCATGGTGTTTACTCCGTTTAAGCCGGTACGCCGCCAGCGGTACGCCAGACGGTGACCAGTTTTTCCAGTGAATGCTCACGCTGACCGTAACCGGCACCCGGCAGGGACGCCCAGATATTGCGACAGCGTGAAATGGCGCGCTCAATGCGCCCCGCCCGGATGTCATCCAGCGCACCGCGTTCGCGGATCAACTGAATGGCGAGCCTGTCCTGTGACAACGGACTGAAATCCGGCAGGGCAAGCTGTTTGCGGTAATGCGGCCAGAACAGGTAAAGCTGCTGATAGCGACCGGAGGCCGTGGATTTTTCACCGCGACGGTTAAACACCTTCGCCGGTCGGCCATGTGCGAACGGGTGGTCACTGTAGTCGGTGAAGATTTCCGGCTTTCCGTCCAGTCCGGTGACTATCACGTCATAGCCCCGGTTTTTCGTCAGCGGATGATTCGCCGTCCCTTCGGACACGGCCAGCATGTCGAGAAAGGCGGCGATATTCTGATGCGTGTTAATTACCGGCATTACTGTTTCCCCCTGCCCTTAAAGCGGCGCTGAATGGCAATCTCAATCACCTGATAACCGGCGATACCCAGCATGGAGCCGATGCCGCACACCGCAGGCAGTGACAGGTCAGGAAACTGCACCAGAACAACACCGGCAACCATCGAGACAAAACCACCGAGCAACATGCGACCGATAAACAGACGCGGGGTGATGGGTTCACCACCGGCAAGCACCTTGCCGACAACAATCAGCACCCCAATCATGAAAAGCGACAGGACGCTTTTTTCTTCTGCTGTCATGCGTTACTCCCACAGATTGACAGTTTCAGCCACGGGCGCGGTCTGAACGTCGGGCAGTTCGACGGCGGTGCCGTGTGGCAGCACCGCACCCAGTTCAGCCAGTCCCGGATTTGCGGCGAGCACGGCCTCGACCACGCCCTCAGTGCGCCCGTAATACCGGACACAAATGGCGTCGAGCGTGTCGCCCTGTAGCGCAAAGGTCTTCATCAGATTTGACTCACGATGCAGCGCGGCTTGTCCTGGATGCGCGCCACTGCCCAGCGCATATCCCGCCACAGCTCATCAATGGTGCTGTCTATGCTGTCGGCCTTTTTGTCGCCTTTCGCACTGGCATCCACGCCGCGATAACGCTCATAAAGCGACGCGGTCGCCATCGCGCACACGGCGCGCTCGTAGTAAAAAACCTTGATGCTTTCACCGTCGATGTCGTCCGCCGGAACGTCCGCCAGACGCGTAAAACCGGCAGCAATTTTCTGTTCGCGGTACTCGTACAGCTCCGCATTCGTCTCCGCCATGCCTGACTTGATGGCCTCACGCAGACGGGCGGGGGCGACGGTCTGCTCAAGGCGCATACGTTCCCGGACGCGCTTCGGGTCGATATCGGGAAAAAAGAACGTGTTTTTAATCACCGGCTCGTCGCCTGCCGGTTGCGGGATGACCACCGTACCCTCACCGGACACGGGAGCCTCCTTTCGTGGAATAATCAGCGTCATCATGACTACCTCTGAAAAGTCGGGCGGTGGACGCCGGTGCAGTGTCAGGTGATTCACCCTCACTGACCGGCGTGCCGCCCTGGCGCGGGGCGCATTCGGTTGTTAACTGGCTTTCTTTTTCGGGCGTCCACGTTTTGCCGGTGTCACGCTCCGGGTCTTACGCGGGGCGCGGGTGGCCGCTTTGGGCTGCGGCTCCGGCTTCGGTTTCAGCTCCCGCTCCAGTCGTTCAATCTCTTTTTTGACGCCTGCCTGACAGTCGAGCTGTGTCGCACGTTGCAGGTGCGCCAGCGCACCGGCGGCATCACCAGCGTCACGCAGAAACAGACCGGTGATTTTGTGCAGCTTTGCGCGCACTTCATCAGGCATGTCAGCCGTGGCGGTCAGTTCAAGGGTCTCCGTCAGCAGGCGGGTATCCACGGATTCACCGGCAGCGTGAGCGCGCATGGCCGCAAGCGCCACCTCCTCGGTGAACATGTACGGCGGGGTGCGGCGGTGTTTACCCGGCATGGTCAGACCGTACTTCAGGGCATAACGGGCAATCTCCAGCGCACCGGCAATATCGCCGGTATCCAGACGCCACAGCATGACCGTCATCAGAATGTCATCCTGTGCACCTTTGCCCTGCTCCAGCACGCCGTTCACCCACGGCAACCAGAACGGCAGCAGTTCGCGTTTTTTCGCGGCCTTCAGCTCTTTTGAATAAATTGCTTTCAGTGTGCGCTGGTCTGCGGCCAGCTTGACCAGCATCTGCTCATAGACAGTTGCATGTCGCAGCGGGGCGGCTTCCCGCTGCGCGGTCATCGCTGCCGAGACCCGCATCATGTGGCGCTGTGCGGGACTCGTCATCGGTTACGCTCCCGGCTCTGCGGTCGCCTTAGCCGGTGTGGAGAAATCACCGACCTTAATTTTTTCCACCAGACAACCGGCGGCGTAGTCTTCCACCACGTAATCAATGTTCATTGACTCGTAGTTCTCCACGCGGTCGAGTTTCGGGTTTTCCTCAATCACGCGGCGATGGCTGTCATCCATGTAGTAGATGGACAGGTTTTCCAGCTTCGTGATGAGCATCGCATCCGCCGGGAAGTACGGGACGCGTACCGCCGGCAGGTTACCGATGCGTTTCTGGCTGATGATGACGTCAGCGGCCAGCATCTCGCTGTTGTCCTGCTCCTTGTTAACGATGGGGAAATACTTGTCCGCCAGTAGCTGACGCCCCACAATCACCACAAGGTCAGGGTCTTCCTGATACCACGGCTCAATCAGGTTGTTGGTCGCATCCATCACCAGTGCATCGAGGCTGGCATAATCACCGCCCTTACCCACGCGGATGACCTCAGAGGTCGTGTGACCTTCCTCGTCAGTGACCTTGCTCATCACGCGCGCCGGGGCTTCATTGCGGTATTTCTGCAGCCAGCCGACCGCCACATCCTGCAGCATCGGATTACTGTTGCGGTCAGAGGTTTCGGCACGCTTCACGCCGTTAAAACCGGCCATGATGAAATCAAGGGACTGGCGTTTGATAATGGCGTTACGGATACGGAGCTGGAAATCCTGATAACGCGCCCACAGGTCAAGCGTTTTGTAGCGGATATAAAAATCGAAGTTAACCTGGTCGCATTCGTACTTGTTGGACGCCAGCTTCGAGAAGTCCTTCGGCTGACGCTCGGTGCCACCGGCAGTGTCGGTCGTGCTGGCAATGGGGCCGGTGACACCAATACCAATTTTTTCCCCTTTCATTTCGCTGACCGGCACAATATTGATGCGGGTCAGAAAGTCGGAAGACTCCTGCATGGTGTCCATCAGGGTCTGGGTGACCGAAGGTTCAACGGTGAATTTTTTCGACACATCACCGGCGTCGATGCCGTTCAGTTCGGCAACACGGGACAGGTAGGCATTAAATTTAAAGCGGGTTTCCTGGCGCATATTTTTTCCTGAAATTAAGGGTTAATCGTGAAGGTTTGCCCGGACTGGCTGACGCCGGTCAGCAGTTCGTCATCAGGGCGTCACCACCACCGCCGGTGGCTTTGCTGCGGCGCTGCTGGGTCAGACTTTCGGTGTGGTCGAGACTGTTTTTCAGGCGGGTGAATGCCTGGCTGGTTTCATCCGCCCTGTCAGTCACATCCTGCTTAAGTGCAGAAAAGGCGGTTTCCATCTCTGCGAGGCGCTGCTCAGTGGCGCTCAGTTTTTCCTGCACATGTTCAGCGACAGCGGTCACCGCTTCATGCACATCATTCAGACGGGCGTCATCGCTGGCCTGTTTGCGGCCAAAAATGGATTTCACCTTTTCGGTCAGGGCGGTGAACACGGTTTCAGGCAGGTCTTCAAATTCCAGCTCAACAGGCGTTGCCACTGAAATCAGGTTTTCAGGGCTTAATTTGAAGCGGTTCAGGGGGTTGTGTTTTGCCGTGCGGCAGAATTCCAGGTATTCCGTGCCGAGGCTTGCCGGGTCATCGGTGACGGCCAGCCCCACCAGATAACATTTGCCGGTGTTGGCAAAGTTCGGCTGAATTTCCATTGAGGTGTAGACCTTCTGCGCGGCCTTGTTCATCGCGATAAGGTCATCGGTCGGGGTGATTTTCGCAAACAGCGCCCATTTGCCTTTCAGCGCCGAATCATCGTCAATCTTTTCGGCCTTCAGTTCGGCCACATCGCCATAACGCTTAAAAATACCGTCAGGCAGGATGCCGCGCAGATGTTCCAGGTTAATGCGGCAACCATAGACTCGCGGGTCAAAGGTTTCGGCCATTTCCTGAATATCCTGCGCACTGATGACACGCCCGTCACAGGTGTCACCCTCAACGCCGATACGAAAGAATTTTGAGACTTTTTTTGCCATTGTCAGGAGTCCTGAATAGTGATTAGAGGAGTCACATGTCGGCATCAGTTTCCCGACGATGCGCATCCTCCGCCATCAGTCCCGGATGGCTTATCACTGACACAACAGCACCTTAGCGAATCGCGGGGCGCGACTCAGTAGCCTTGCCGTGTATTCATCACGGCGAGGTATTCATGACCATCACCACAGACACCACTCTTTTACACGACCCGCGTCGTCAGGCGGCGCTGCTGTACTGGCAGGGGTTTTCCGTGCCGCAGATTGCCGCCATGTTGCAGATGAAACGCCCGACGGTGCAGAGCTGGAAACAGCGCGACGGCTGGGACAGCGTTGCCCCCATCAGCCGTGTCGAAATGAGTCTGGAAGCGCGACTGACCCAGCTCATCATCAAACCGCAGAAAACCGGCGGTGATTTCAAGGAAATTGACCTGCTGGGACGCCAGATTGAACGACTGGCACGGGTAAACCGCTACAGCCAGACCGGCAACGAGGCAGACCTTAATCCGAACGTCGCTAACCGCAACAAAGGCGGGCGGCGCAAACCGAAAAAGAATTTTTTCAGTGACGAGGCCATCGAAAAGCTGGAGCAGATTTTCTTTGAGCAGTCTTTCGAATATCAGTTGTACTGGTATCGCGCCGGGCTTGAGCACCGCATCCGCGATATCCTGAAATCCCGCCAGATTGGCGCAACGTTTTATTTTTCCCGCGAGGCGCTGCTGCGCGCCCTGAAAACCGGCCATAACCAGATTTTTCTGTCGGCCAGTAAAACGCAGGCGTATGTGTTCCGTGAATACATCATCGCCTTTGCCCGTCTGGTTGACGTTGACCTGACCGGTGACCCGATTGTCCTGGGCAATAACGGCGCAAAACTGATTTTTCTCGGCACAAACTCCAACACTGCGCAGAGCCATAACGGCGACCTGTACGTCGACGAGATTTTCTGGATCCCGAATTTTCAGGTGCTGCGTAAGGTGGCATCAGGTATGGCCTCACAGAGTCACCTGCGCTCGACCTATTTCTCCACCCCGTCCACGCTGGCGCACGACGCCTACCCGTTCTGGTCGGGTGAACTGTTCAACCGGGGACGCGCCAGCGCCGCCGAACGCGTGGAAATCGACGTCAGTCATAACGCCCTTGCCGGTGGGCTTCTCTGTGCAGACGGCCAGTGGCGGCAGATTGTCACCATTGAGGACGCCCTGAAAGGTGGCTGCACGCTGTTCGACATTGAACAGCTCAAACGCGAAAACAGCGCCGACGATTTTAAAAACCTGTTCATGTGTGAATTTGTTGACGACAAGGCGTCGGTGTTCCCGTTCGAGGAGTTGCAACGCTGCATGGTCGACACGCTGGAAGAATGGGAAGACTATGCACCCTTTGCCGCCAATCCGTTCGGTTCCCGCCCGGTATGGATTGGTTACGACCCGTCACACCGTGGCGACAGCGCCGGATGCGTGGTGCTGGCACCGCCGGTGGTGGCCGGTGGCAAATTCAGAATACTTGAGCGTCACCAGTGGAAAGGCATGGACTTTGCCACTCAGGCTGAATCCATCCGCAAACTCACCGAAAAATATAACGTCGAATACATCGGTATTGATGCCACCGGCCTCGGTGTCGGCGTGTTCCAGCTCGTGCGCTCGTTCTATCCCGCCGCGCGCGATATCCGCTACACGCCGGAAATGAAAACCGCAATGGTGCTCAAGGCAAAAGACGTTATCCGCCGTGGCTGTCTGGAATATGACGTCAGCGCCACCGACATCACCAGCTCGTTTATGGCTATCCGCAAGACCATGACCAGCAGCGGACGCAGTGCCACCTATGAGGCCAGCCGCAGCGAGGAAGCCAGCCACGCCGACCTCGCCTGGGCGACCATGCACGCCCTGTTAAATGAGCCACTCACCGCCGGTATCAGCACTCCGCTGACATCCACCATTCTGGAGTTTTACTGATGAGCAAGAAAAAAGGGAAAACACCGCAACCTGCGGCAAAAAAAATGACCGCCAGCGCCCCGAAAATGGAGGCATTCACCTTTGGTGAGCCGGTGCCGGTACTCGACCGCCGTGACATTCTGGATTACGTCGAGTGCATCAGTAACGGCAGATGGTATGAGCCACCGGTCAGCTTTACCGGTCTGGCAAAAAGCCTGCGTGCTGCCGTGCATCACAGCTCACCGATTTACGTCAAACGCAATATTCTGGCCTCGACATTTATCCCGCATCCGTGGCTTTCCCAGCAGGATTTCAGCCGCTTTGTGCTGGATTTTCTGGTGTTCGGTAATGCGTTTCTGGAAAAGCGTTACAGCACCACCGGTAAGGTCATCAGACTGGAAACCTCACCGGCAAAATATACCCGCCGTGGCGTGGAGGAGGATGTTTACTGGTGGGTGCCGTCCTTCAACGAGCCGACAGCCTTCACGCCCGGCTCCGTGTTTCACCTGCTGGAGCCCGATATTAATCAGGAGCTGTACGGCCTGCCGGAATATCTCAGCGCCCTTAACTCTGCCTGGCTGAATGAGTCGGCCACGCTGTTCCGCCGCAAGTATTACGAAAACGGCGCACATGCCGGATACATCATGTACGTCACCGATGCCGTGCAGGATCGCAACGATATCGAAATGCTTCGCGAAAACATGGTGAAGTCGAAAGGCCGCAACAACTTTAAAAACCTGTTTCTCTATGCCCCGCAGGGGAAAGCCGACGGCATTAAAATTATCCCGCTCAGTGAAGTGGCGACGAAGGACGATTTTTTTAATATCAAAAAAGCCAGCGCCGCTGACCTGCTGGATGCGCACCGCATCCCCTTTCAGTTGATGGGCGGCAAGCCGGAGAACGTCGGGTCGCTGGGTGATATTGAGAAAGTGGCAAAGGTCTTTGTCCGCAATGAGCTTATCCCGCTACAGGACAGGATCCGCGAGATAAACGGCTGGCTCGGTCAGGAGGTCATCCGCTTTAAAAACTACTCACTGGACACTGACAACGGCTGAACATCGCCGCCTGCGGGCGGCTTTTTTACACCCCGTCATCACGGCCTCACACGCTCACCACCGCACAAAACACCCCGCAGACACACCAACGCCCCGGCAGGCCGACTAAATGCCATCACGACGCGCTCAGACGCAAAAAAACTGTCACTACCACGCCGTTACGTTGGCCACATAAAATGTGGCCAACTCCAGTTATAATAATTTGTCCAGCCTAGCTGAAACAATACCTAGAACAACTGTTGAAACTATATTTACCACCACTCTTAAAATACTCTTCTTTCGCTTCTTACTATATTCATCATACAACCTCTCATCACCCTTATTTAATACAATGTACGATGCTGGAGTATAACCATCAATTAATCTCTCTAGGCCTTCACCTAAATGCTCCGCTAACAATGGGATAATAGAAAACGCACCAAGAAAGAGCATTAAAAATTTTACTAACCTTTCTTTATCACCAATATCAATATATTCACCAACATTGTACAGTGCATAACTTAAAATCAATATAGAAAAAGAAAACCGCATAATCAGTGGAATTAAATACGATATCCTTTGAGCTTGCTGTATCAATGGTATTTTGTTTGTAACTCTTTGACATCCTTCAACCCATTCTTTAAATGCTTCGATAAAACCTCTAGCCACTACATAATCAGCATATTCAACAACTATTTCTGCTGAACTGGTGAGCATGAATGCAACAAAACGCCCCCTAATGAAAGGTGGTGCATCTTCTTCCATTTCTTTCTGCATAGCAATTCTTGATGCTAATTTAACAGTAACTTCATAGTGGTTAGGTAATGATGCCCCTGTCGATAAAATTGCAAAGTTATATTTTAAAATTACACTAATTGTTGGACTACTTCCCGCACTACTCGACATTGCAAACTTATCAAAAGAGGTAAACTGTTCCTTTCTATCTTTTGAATGTAAAATAGTTACCGTTTCATTTTTCGATATAATATTATGAACATCACACAATTGATTTATTTTTTGATGAACGCTTCTTATCTCATCGATATTTATAAGTAAATTCTCAGAGGTTCTCTGCCTTATTGTTTCTGTTGTTCCCGTTATATGTTGATAAATTTGCTGATAAATACGAATGCTAGTATTAATATCCCGAGAAGCAGGTAACCCACTATTAACCCCATTATTTTTTTCATTTGACTCATCAATTATAATACTCATTTTATTTCCTATAAAAACTTAACCAGCAAATTAAACAAAAAGAACACAAGGTTATTATTTAGCGTGCAACAACACGATTGCACAACCAAATGCCACGTGTACGAATCTAACCATTCTCTTATATTAAATCAAGTCAATACAACCTAATAGACACATTTTTTATCGCAGTTATACACTTGGTTAACAATATGCGGATAGTTACTCAAATCAAATTACATATATGACAAAATGAACAATTGCGCGCAGTGCTATCCCCGCCTCGCCTGCCCGCTTTATGGGTCGGTTTTAATGCAGGTGCACGAATACACCGGAGGCGCGCCGGCACTGGTGGCGCTCAGACGCAACAGGGGAGGAAAACGCATGCAATTGAATGCATTTCTAGGCACACCTAAAAATGAAAAAATGTTATGACAATTAATCATTTTAAACACACTGATTAAGGGTAGAATTCTCCTAGTAAAATCATAGAAAAACCGCTATCAAACCAGGCTTTTGCCTTGCTTCATTTTTTTAGATGAGTCTAAAAATTTGAAATTATCATTAGATGAAAATATTCTTTCTGCGGTATGCCGAATGACTGAAGTATTGAAGACCGCAGCCTGCTCCTCATTACAACTGAATACACCCTCATGACCATCAAACTCGCCCGCCAAAAGAAGGTTTTTTGATACTGGGAACAAAACTAAAGTGTCTTTTACACCAAACCCGGGGGAATAAGGGCCTCGTGCTAATTCAGGATTAGTCCACATTAAGCAAACTGGGTTATCTGAAGTTATAAATGACCCTTGCCCATCAGATATGGTCATAAGTGACCAGTTGCGTTGATGCAACAACTTGGTGATAACAGGTACACATTTCATTTCCATATCTATCATGAACTCTCTGATTACATTGATTTCGAAATTATCCCCATCCACAAAATTTTTAATTTTTTCGTAAGCGAGATCATATGGCAAAGACTCACCCATTTCTTTCTCATAAGCTAATTTACAATCGTCCCAACGCTCAGCCGAACTAACTGAGGATTTCATGATAAACTTTGCTATTTGTTTCAATGGAGATGATAAATGTTCTCGCTGAGCAGGCGTACGTATTGCCAATAAGGAAATAAACTCCAGAATAACATCTTTGGTTTCGCCTGAAAACTCGCCCCCCTCCTCAAGTTTTCTTAAATGAGTAGCGACACTGCCTTCAAACTCTGCAAGAGAACTCTCGAGATAGTTTGGGTCAACTCCATCCAATTCTAATCGGTTGAAATCTCTAACCCCCCCGACATTGCGAGTATTACTCTCAAAAGTTTTGCGCTCCTTTAAATCTATTACAGTTAATTTTGATTTTTTCCCCCCATTACTTGTAAACCCTTTCAAATAACATTGGGATAAAAAATGATGATGCCTTGCAACACTCATACTCAGCTCCGTTATGGCTATAATCGCATAAATAATAAGCACTTATATTGCAATCATCTAGTTAAATACACAATATTTATGACTCCGAAATTTCATTAAATCACTATTGATAGGTTTTACCAATTAGTGCCAGCTCGAAATGGATGCGTGGAATCTGCGAACGTTCAGCCTTTGTCATCCGCCCTGATGGCGCTATCTGGTACGGTTTTAATGGTTCGCAGTTTCTTTGTTGCCAATTCGGTCTCGGTGCACCATGTTTTAATGCACTCCTGAGCACCGTCACAACTTCCGGGTCATCCCATCCGATAACACCACTATCAACCAGATTTAACACCGCTGCGGCATGCTCAGACGGTGTAGGGTGCATAACCGGAACGTCACCGCCGGTGAACTTTCCACAGTTATTGACAGGACTCCGAGGCGCGGCGATGCCGCTTTTTAAAGTCAAAGGCTCAACGACCGGAACTTTCGGCACAATGCGCCAGTCCGTCGTTCTGGTGATATGAATATGACGCGCGCCGAGATGCGGCGCGTAAATGCCGACCACTCTCTCGACTTCTTCCTCGTACTCGTTAACTTCATCCGACGGACTACGGGCGACCCTGACAGTCTGACAATCGCGCGGGACATTTGCCCCACCCTGCGCGCTGATATACAACGCAAAATCACCACTGTCTGCGGCGGCGCGTGCAGCCTCGACTCGCTCGTCAAACTCATCAGCAATGCTGACGCCGCGAGGCAATTTTCGTAGTTCACGGTAAGCCCCCATTGTCGGCAGACCAACCGTTTTAAATTGTGGGATGCGCCACGTTGACGCCCATGCGGTAACAGCCGCAGCAGTGTCTTTCAGCGGTCTGCCGGTATCGTTATCGAGCTGACCATCCAGTGCATAGCCATCGATGTTTTTTGAGATGTATTTCGCGATATACCCCGCAGCACCGCCCTGGTTAAGGTGTTTTGCCTGAAAACGGTTTCGCGCGGCTCCTCTTTCGTCGCCATCCTCTTTGAGCGCATAGCGACGCATGATTTCGATAATCTGGTTACGCTGGCGTGGATTACAAAAAAGCATCATATGCCAGTGCGGCGTTCCGTCGTGGTGTGGCTCGACGACACGCAAACCGTAGACCTGTAAATCATTATCCTTGAATGCCGTGCGCATCAGGCTCCAGATATGGCAGAGATAACGCTGCGCATCCTTTGGATTAAATGCCTCATCGTTCCAGCCGTGATTTAGCTGGACGGTTTTACTTTCGCCTTTTCCGACCTGACGTGTCGGGTGATACTTTGACGGCGCGGTAAGCGTGATAAACATCCCCACATCACCCTCTGCGGCGGCGTAACGCTCAATACCGGCAATGGTGTTCATCAGCTCCATCCGGCGAATTTCAGGATTAGAAATACTGCCCATCACCTTACTGATAAGGTCGATGCGCTCGCCGGTTTCCCTGTTTTCAAGGTCACACGATTTAAGAAATTCCAGATTTGCCTGGCGGCGTGCACGCACATCACGAATGGCATGTTTACTGGCATAAGGAGAACGGTCTTTATTCACCTCCCCGACAGCAATCAGTAACGCCTCATGCCAGCGCATACGCTGGCCTTTGAGCTGATGAGTCCACCACTCATCGTTAAACAGACGGGCAATGGCAGAATATGCCTGCCTCGTGGTCATCTGTCCTTTACGGTATTTTTTCCAGTAAAGCGGGGAAATATTGAAAGCACGTGCAGCGCCAGCAACATGACCATAGAGGTGAGCCTGCGCCTCATCCGTAAACAGCGATTCTTTTTCGCCATGTGCATCCACCCAGGCATCGCTGAGTTCCTCATACATCATGAAAAGCTGCGATGAGATACGGGCGGCAAACTTTTTCAGCTCCTTGTCATTCATTCCCGGCAGGCGCGCATAGTGGTCACGCTCTGCCAGAAACAGCAACGACGCGTCGGTGTTCATTTCATGGCGCTGATTCACACGCTCAATGCGCGGCCATAAACGACGCTGAAAAGTGGATGTGAGGAAATAAAACCCGTGCACCGGGCTTTTATTGCGCCGGATGTAGTCATAGCGTGAAGTAAACAGCGAGCGCAAAAAGTAAGGCAGGCGGTTAATCGTGGATAAAACACCTTGCACCTGACGCATCTCGTCACGTGTAAGGGGTCTTTCGCGCCCGACGGCCTCGCGTGGCGCGTTCCATGCATAAGCACCGGTAAACGTCTCACCGGTGCCTGCGGCAAATGCTGACGGAGGGACAAAATGCCCGGAGGCTTTAACGGTCATATGAGCCAAAAGCCTCTGAACAACGCTTGCTGAGTTGCTCAACCTGCGCGTTTAAATCAGCAAAAGACTTTGCGCTTCCGGTCAGAATATCGTGATGCATCAGGCCGGAAACGAGCTGGCTTAATTTCGGGTAATAACCAACCACCGCCAGCCATTCCTGACCGGCGTTTTTACCGCTTTCCGCTCTCTTTTTCTCGTGGAGAATAAACTGAAAGCTGTCACTGGTAACGACATAACGTTCGCCAATTTCAATACGAATACTCATGCCGTTCTCCGGTAATGTTTGTTTTTTGCTTCAAAGACTGCCTGACAGGAAACACAACGCGTGGCTGACGGATAAGCCGCACGACGGGCAGCAGGTATTGGCGCGTCACACTCTTCGCAAACCAGCGCAGAAGCACCGCAATGTTTTACCCTTGCCGCGTTAATCTGGCGCTCCAGTAATTCAGCCTGTTGTTCCTGAATAAAATCTATGTTGTCCGGCATTACCAGTTCCTTTTGTCGTTCAGTTTTTTAAATTCATCAGCGCAATAGCTGGCGATTTCTGTCGTTAATTTCGTCAGTTCATCCACGGAGGAGATTTGCTTGTGAAATACAGCGCGTTTAACAAGTAAATTGACCACATCAGACAGGAGATTTAATTCGTTCTGATAAATCGCGATAACAGACTCAGTTATTTCGCGTTTTTCTTTATCAAGACCAAGTTGAATAAGAGATAAATCGCCATTTTTCATAACGGCGATTTTTAAGGCGTTATTCAGTAATACAACTGAACGAGAACAGGACATCAAAGCACCTCCCCGCGAGACAATCCGATATTGTGAAATTTTTCCGACTCCTGACTGAGCAGCTCGACTATCTCCACGCGGGATAACTCCGCCTTTGTGATGTGGCGAATCATGGCGTCAAGATGAGAAGAAAAGCGCGTCGCTGCGTCGGCCTGTGCTTCGGTTCTGGCCTGTTGCAGCAGTAATGCGTATTTACCGCACTGATTTTCAGAAACTGTATGCATGACTTTCTCCAGGCAAAAAGAAGCCCCGCACAATTAAGTGCGTTAAAAACTCTGGTTAATTACTTAATGCAGATATTGCTCTGGTTTTACCGACGTCAGAATTGTCGGTGCATACTCAAACAGACTGAATAATTCACGTAATGCACGGAATAAAGCATCACGCCAGTAACATGACTCTTCATTAATTCGCCAGTATGGCTGGTTGAATTCTTTTTCAGTCAATCCGGCATGCATAAATAAAGTACGACGCTGACTGACTGTTAAAAAACTAATATATGCATACTCACTTGCGCCAACCTGACGGCGTTTTGAGAATGCATCACGCAATTCATCAATTGCACATACCAGTCGTTCACGTTCGACGTCGTTCATTTCTTCAAAACGCATCGTTGCGTGACGCTGTTTTAACTGAGCATGGAAGCAAACCGTTAACCGTTCGCGCTCCATCATCTGATTATAATAATCACATGTATCCTGCCAGCGAGGAACGGCAAGATGCTTACCAATTATCCGGCGCATAGCTGCTGGCTGTTTTTCAACGAGATTGAGCGTCATCACTGTCATTTCCATACCCTCCGGCTTTTCAGAAAGGTCAGAGCCTTCTTTAACGGACTCTGTTTTTTGGTGCGGATAATGATTCCCTTACGCCCCTTACCGTGGGTGATGGTGAAGTCAATCGCCCTGGGGCTTTCATTACGCAATAGCTGAGCAATACAACGAGGCTCGTTCATCCTTTCCACCTTAAGCCGCACGGCCATGTCTTGATTTGCTGTAACTAATGCGATTTTTCCAGTCATGCCATTCTGTCGGAGCTTCATCAACTAGTTGGGCTGCGTACCTGTCCCACTCACGGCGATTAATCCATAACTCAGCATGACCGCCCGGCTTTAATGGGTCCGTCATATAAAAGGCTGGTAACTTGCCTGCTTTCGCCATTTCAGCAACAGCACGAGGCGTCTTACCGATGTAAAGAGCAAATCCCTCTTTCGAGAGCAAATCCGACGGTGCGGCTGCAAGTTTGATGTCACATTTTTTACTTTTTGTGAGATCAGATACTTTTTCTCCAACATCGTTATTCATTTCTGATCCAATACTCATTTTGATATCCTCAACTTTGGTGCCATTCAACCAGAGCTATTTGAAGCCGCTCTGCGTTGTTCTGGCGTGTCGCATGCAACATAAATTACGAGATACGACAATTCATGTCAAATACACAAATCACATCTCAAGCAGAGAAACTCGCACTTATTCGGGAGTCAGAAAGAATGACAAGGAAGCAAGTTGCTGAATTAACTGGAATTAACTACAACACCTATGCTGGATATGAGCAGGGAAAAGTAAAGATGTCTTTTGACGCAGGCATGAAATTTTTCAAGCCAGAAAGATTTCGCAAGTACCGTGACTGGTTCATGTTTGATGAAACTGATCCCGCTGGCGGACAAATAGCCCCGGCGCTCGCGCACATTGGGCAAGACTCAACAACCTTGCACCACTCAGACCAAAAGACTGGCTGACGATTTATTCAGCATATGTGTGCAGTAAATGTACGAAAGAAAATTGCATTAATTTTCAAGTAGTAGAAGTAAACAGCGTCATCGGAGGGCTTTATGTCTATTAAAAAGCTCGATGATGGTCGTTATGAAGTGGACGTCAGACCGCAGGGTGCAGATGGAAAACGTATCAGGCGGAAATTTAAAACTAAAGGTGAAGCTCAAGCATTCGAACGTCATGTACTGGTTAACTACCACAACAAAGAGTGGCTGGAGAAGCCAGCCGACCGCCGAACTCTTACAGAGTTGTTAGGCAGATGGTGGATATATCACGGAAAATCACATGAGCGTGGAGATATTGAACGGGGGCGTTTGACGACAATAATCGCCAAATTTGCAGAAATGGGAGTGTCCAGAGCTGACCAGCTAACAAAGAAAACGATAACTGATTATCGCGTTGTAATGATGAACGATGGTCTAAAACCAGCCAGCGTAAATCGGCATCTGGCAATAATGAGCGGGATGTTCACCAAGTTAATTGACGCCGGTGAATACCATTCTCACAACCCGTTCCGTGAGGTTAAGCGATTACGTGAAGCTGTTACAGAAATGGCTTTTTTGTCCAGTGAAGAGATTACACGGCTGTTATCCATGCTCGATGGTGATGAATTAAATGCGACTCTGGTCTGCCTTTCTACTGGTGGACGCTGGAGTGAAGTGTCTAATTTAAAAGCTGAACACATCATTAACCAGATGGTTACGTTTATGAAAACTAAAAACGGAAAGCGCAGGACAATTCCCGTTTCGCAGGACCTGATTAAACGGATCAAGACCAAAAACTCAGGCAGGCTTTTTAATGCCAGTTACTACAAAGTGCGCAACGCTCTCAGGGAAGTAAAACCCGATTTACCTGACGGACAGGCAGTGCATGTTTTGAGGCATACATTTGCCACACATTTTATAATGAATGGAGGTAACATAATCACATTGCAGCGCATCCTGGGTCATTCTAACATTCAGCAAACTATGACCTACGCACACTTTGCACCGGATTTCTTACAAGATGCTGTGACTCTTAACCCGGTGTCAGGAATGTCCATAATGCGTCCATAA